TTACTCATTTTTCAGAAGTGTCTCAACTTCCCTCTTGAATCCATACTTCTGGAGATATTCAATCAATGCTCCTTCCATGACTTCTCTCTGGGTGACATTCTTTTCTTTGCTAAATTCTGCAGTAAGCTTTGCTACCATATCACTCATATAAATGGCTTTGGTTCTGACAAGTCCTGGCACTACATATCTTGGTATGGTCCCATCTTCTTTAGTTCCTGATAATAGTTGGTAGATGTCATCTCTTTTCTCATATAGAAATTGGATGAAAGGAATGTATTCATCTATATCTGTTGGTGGATTTTGGGTTGTTACTACTTCCTCTATTACTTCATCTGTTGTTTTTTCCTCTACCTTTCCTATCGTCTTTACATAATTGTTTTTATAAGCATTCCACTCATAACCTTTGTTAGCCATATATTCTGCCATTTCTTTATGGTCTTTGAATCCTTCTTGTTTGGCTATTAGCATTGGGTCTGCGTTAGCTTCCTCAAAGGCAGTGATGATACTCACTACCTTTGTAGGTGCATAGCTTTTAGGGTCTCGGTTTAGTTTTAGTTTATCCACTCTATTTTCTTTTGGCACATACTGCCCACTTTCGCTATCATATCTGAAATTCTTCCTTCTCATATACATATCCAAACTCTTATAGTTTTTATACCCTAATTCCTCTGCAGCTTCATCTCTTGTTTGAAATTTCAATAGCTCTATTATCTTTCTTACCTTTGAAGTATAAATTGGTTTATTGTCACTCATCCTTTTCCCTCCTATAAAAGATTTACTGTATCGCTTAATTTATTCATGTCTTGATGAAGATATCTTGTGGTTACTGCTAGGTTTGCATGACCTAGTAGTTTTTGAATGCTTACCACTGAAGCTCCTTTTTCTAAAAGGTTTGTTCCAAAGGAATGCCTTAACACATGGGCTGAAATGTCCTTTTCAAGTCCGATCTCATATGCAGCTTCTTTAATAAGCCTATTGATATAGCTACTAGATACTTTTCCAGTACTTTCTAAAGCAAAGAACCTATTAGAATCTGCTTCCCTAATATTTTCTAGATAATTTTGTAGTATGTTGCAGAGTTTATCATTGATTGGAATGTCCCTATCCTTCCCACCTTTTCCTTCAATAATATGCATTACTTTGTTTTCTAAATCCACGTCTTCTAGTTTTAAATGAATTATCTCTGATACCCTCCCACCAGTATAGAACATAGTTTGAACTACTGTTTTAATAACTGGTTGCCTAATTGCTTCTATAAGGGCTTCAAATTCCTCTTCTGTTAAGAAGTCTCTTTCCTTTTGCTTTACTTTTACTGGTTCCACTAGATTAGCAATATTTTTCTTTACAATATCTTTTTTCACGCAGTATTTATAAAAGCTTCTTAAGATATAAACTGACCTACTTCTACTAGCTGTTGCTATGCCTCTCTCCTTTTGGTCCAGAAGATAATCCTCAATATCCTCCAATTCAATATCTTTTATATACATTGGGCAATTATGTTTTACACTTAAGAAATTATCAAAATAAATCAGTTCTTTTTCATATCCTATGATGGTTTGTTTTGATCTATCTATTAGCTTCATATATTTTGAAAACTCCCGTATCCCTTGACTTAACAGCATTCTATCTCCTCCTTATGTTTTGGTACTAGCATATTACAATTACGTTTCATTATTATCAAGTTAATTTTCCCTTATAATTAAGGCTTGATTTATATTAGAAATTTAAGATTTTTAAGGTTAAAAAAATAAGCCCTGAACGATTTGTCCAAGGCAAAATACTATTTATTGAATATCATAATGGTGGCATCAAAACCTGCCGACTTTAATTTTTTAACTTGTCTTTCTGCATTTTCTCTTTCTTTAAAAGAACCTGCCATCACTCGATATAGGGATTGACCACTTGGTGGAGAGCCAGTAGATGTTATATATTTAATTCCTAACTGAGATAAAATTGCTTTTGATATGGCTTTTACGATTTTCTCAAACTTATTATCGAATAATTGATTATCGTGGGCATTATCAATAAACCCTATTTCAATAAGTACTGCAGGTGCTTTAGTTTCTCTTAATACATGAAAGTTAGCTTTCTTTACTCCTCTATCTGTAAAGCCAACATCCACTAAAGAACTTTGTATCTTATTAGCTAACTCTTTAGCCTTTGCCCCTTGATTTAAATAGGTATAAGTTTCTGCCCCTTTAGCTTTCTCTGGTTTAAAAGCATTTCGATGAAAGGATATAAAGTAATCATATCTGCCACTCTTTTCAAAGCTACTTCTTTCCTTTAAGCTTACAGTTATGTCTTTCGTTCTAGTTTCATCTACAATAACTCCACATCTTCTCAATTCTTTAGCCACTGCTCTACCAAGATTTAATATATCATCTTTCTCGCATCGATCTTTATATATGGCTCCTGGATCTTCTCCACCATGCCCATAGTCCAAGCAAAGTCTCGCCATTTAATCATCCTCCTTCTTTAATTCTGTAAATACTTTCTTTAAGCTTTCTGGCACAGGAAGTCCAATCTTAGCAGCATTTTCTACTATGCTTAATCCTTCATTGGAAAGATAGAAAAATATTACAGCGGTTCTAACTGCACTCCCATTTTGGAGAATATAAAAGTCTATGATATGGCCTATCCCTACAAATATAAAGATGAGTACTTTTTTAAAAATACCTTTAAATCCAATGCTACTAGATAACTTCTTATCTAAAATAGCCACCATCAAACCTGTTATATAGTCAAGTACTACAAAAGCTACTAGTGCATAAAGCAAGCCATCAAATCCACCTAAAAACCAACCAATATATGCACCAATGGCTGCAAATATAATTTGGATGGTATGGATTATATCTTTCATGCATTTTCCTCCTTTCAGCATAAAAAATAGACATCCATTAGATGTCCATCATTTCATGCTTTCAATTTTCAGTTCTCCTAAAGCTGATTTAATCTTCTGTGTCAGAGTAGGTAAGCTTTCTCCAAAAGTTACATTTAGCTTAAAACCACCTGCTTCATAAATTTCTGTTACCTCTGTAATCCTAGTATCCATGGTAACACCCCAGTCCTTATTCTTAACTGTCACTATATCTCCCAATTTCCAATCCTTCTCATACTTAAATGGCCCTTCTGGAAGTATCTCTGATTGGAAAGTAAGAACTCTTTTATGTTCATTAAGTTTAGCTTCACCTCTCCTTGGCAAATCATCACTATTTTCTAAATCTCTTGCATCTACAAATATGATGTGTTTATCAAGACCAGTATCATCGCTTCCAACTGTTATAATTTCTCTATTCGCACCTTCACCTTGTCCTGCCACAATAGCAAAATTTCCATAGTCCAATAAACTATCTACATACTCCTGGGATTTAACATTGTCGAATTCAGGGGAGAAGATAACAGGAGGATTAATATTTTGGCTTACTGAAAAATCCCTTCCATTATATATGTCAAATATCCACTTCTTTAAATTGAAGTCAGGATAGATATACCAACCTAGTCCTGATAGATTACTTATTATTTCCAACTCTTCTTCTAAATTTTTATATCTACTTTGCCATTTAATATTAGGACCTCTATTCTTATTTTCTGCTATATCTAGCATAGGAAACTCCATACCAGGAATATCTAAACAATTCCTTTTCACATAATGCTTCATAGCTGTTTCTGCATCAGCTTCAATTGTATCTGTGGCTTGGTTATCTGATGGAATAGTAATTCTTTGTTTTGTAATAGCTCCTAGTGTATGACCTTTAACTATTAGGATTTCTTCTCCCTGTTCATTTGTCTTTATTTCTTTATGCCTTATAATTCCTACCTTATATTTATCTGCCCCGAGCATGATTAGTTGATTAATATTTAGCTTATCTGCATTTTGAACTTTTCTATTAGTAACTAGCTGGAATTCTCCAGTAGAATAGTATCTTCTTAAAAAAGAAAAAGAAAGATAGTTGTCTATCTCTCCCTGTAAATCTAGTGTTGTTGATAATATTCTTATAGGTTTCATAGATTGTTCACCTTCAATTCATTACTATTTATTTTTATCCTATCAAATCTCTTTAAAACCATTATTTATTTTAGCCCATATCTTGTCAATTTGTCGAAGTGTATTATTTATTTTCACCTTGCCTGTGTCATATCTTTTAATCACATTATTTATATTTAAATACACTTCTATATCTTTTAAAGGTAGCATAACAGCATTGCCAATATAATTTTTATAATCTGGGCTTGTAGGATAAGCTATAACCCACAATCTACTATCCTCTTTTAATTTGTCTTTATTTATTATTGTATAGGTATTATTTGAAGAGTTATTTTTACGCCAAGCTCTATCTTTATCATTTTGAAAATAAAAAATATATTCAGCAGGTATTTCTCTTCCTTCTTTATCAATTAATTGGTCACAGCTTATCTTAAATTTATCACCTAAATCTTCCTTATTTAATGAAAGCTTTTGCTTTATAATACCATTTCTATATTGAGGTAGTAGTTTTGTCATACAACCATTATCAGTTTTTATTCCATCACTTGTAACATAATCAGTACCAGTAAATAAACCAGTTTTTACTTGTTTATATCTTATATAAAGGTCAATATTTAAATTATTAAACTTATCTTCAGGTATTTCAAATATCGGTATAGTTATACTTGTAATATTCGAATCGTTATTAGGAACAGCACCATTTTTACATACTCCATTTTCACAAAATACTATACCCATAAACTTAAGATAATAAAATGTAGTATACATATTCCAGTATGCATCTGCATAATAACTATGTCCTGTATATCGGTATTTACAATTAAAAATTATTTTCCCCTCTTGTATAGTCACTTTTGCGTATCCTAATTTATCATAAAACATTAAAGAGTTAATAAAATATGGTTCCTTTGGTTCCTCATATGCTATATAGTTCATATACTTATCACTATGATTCCTCTCTCTATTGTAATATACTCTATTATTAGAACCAAATGAAGTTAAATATGATTGCCCTTTGGGGGATGTTGGTAAATCTCCATACTCCCTATAAAGATATAAATTATTAACTAGATGATCCCAAGTACCTGAGCCATCCTTTTCATCATTTAAGCTCCCATTTACATATCTAAGAAGTCTAATAGAGATAAGTTGACAAGGAAAATGTACTTTGCTTTTTTGATAAGTATCAACAGTATAGTTTTCAACATTTTCAGAACCAAACCAACCTGCAATTAATCCAGCTGATGCTGCTATATTATCTAATATAAAAGCCATTTTATCCTCTCCTATTTGTATTTAATCCAAATATCTCCATTATCCATAAGAGCTAAATCTGCGTCATTTGGGGATAAGATTATATTCCTAATTTGTGCAATTGTATATGATGTATTAGAGTGTGCTTTAGCTATACCTGTAAAACTACCACCTGCTAATGGCATTTGTTTAACATCATCTACATTTGCTAATTTTCGAGCACCACTCTCAATTCCTGCCAACTTATCTTTTTCTGCTTTCGTTCTATGCGACACATAATCTGCCTTATGTTCATCAAAGTTAATTTTAGTAACAAGATTTGTAATATCTTTTATTTCATTGAACCACATTTTCCATTCTAAATAAAATTCACCACTTGGTTCTAATATCTTATCTTCTATCCAATCAGACCATGTTTTTTGAAAAAGATTTAATTTTAATTCTAGCCCATTTACAAATTCATTATAGCTTGAAGTTGAATCCTCCTTTTTATGTTTTAAATAATTTATCCATTCATTAAATATCTCTGTAGTATCCACCTGTTCAAATAAATGTGTAACAAGACCACATACTTCATTATTAACTCTTTCATCAGTTATTTGATAAGATTCAATAAAACTCTTTCCTGCAATAACTTCTACCTGAGCTAAAGATATTTCATAGATGTTATCATTCCTAGTTAACTTTGCTGGCACTGGTTCTTCTGCTGGAATTCCCTTTAAAATAAAAGCCCTGACATATCTTTTCTCCAAAGACTTATCAAGGCGAATAACTACTCTATCAATTCTATTAAATTCTGGATCTGCTGTGCCATGTTCTAATGCCAAAGACTCAGTGTCTATTTTATAAAGATATCCTTCAATCCAAGCATACCCGGGCTTAATAAATACTTTCATATCTTTTCCTTCAGTGCCCACTTGAAGATTTTCTCCTCCATTAAAAATACCATTTCTTATAAACTGCCTAAAATATTCTGCAAACTCATCAGCGGTATAATATCTTTCATCTTCTCCATCTATTGAGTCAAAGAATCGAAACCTTTCAGCCATGAATTTCCTCCTTTCTAAAGACCAATGTATCTATTTTTCCACTTTACAATAACTTTCGTTTTTATACTATCATTATTACTTTCATAGCTTAAAATATTCTCCCCTTGCAAAAGACACCAAAAGATGCTATCCAAATCTATATAGTGAAATGCATTTTCCCCATTAATCCTCACATACTTTTCTCCAAAGTTAGTGGATACTGTTAATACATCCTGTTCTCCAAGTTCCCTATTGACTTTAATGAATTCTCCAGTTGTTAAATTTGTTACTGTAGGATTAATAGCAGGGCCCCTGAATTCAATAGTAACTGGAGTAGAGACATCTCCTTCATTTACTGCCTTTCTTTTAAATCCTCTATCAGAAAAGCTGGTAGGCAAAAATAATCTAAATTTAAGTCCACCCATAATATAGGACATTTCTCTACTTTCATAATAGGTATCAAGCCAAAATGGCTGGTGGCAAAGTAGATATAATAAATACTTTTGATAATATAATCCTTTACTACCTTGACCACTAGGAAAAACTGGTGTAGTTTCTGCTATTGCTTTGATTTCTTTAATTATATCATTATGATAGTAGGTGAGGATTAGCTCTCCAAGTTTAGGATTTAATACTCTCTGCATCTCCCTTCTACATTCTAAAACCTCATTAGGATTACCTCTTGTTACAATTACTCCTTCAATGGAGATGGCTCTACTTTCTAGCATATTATCAATATAAGTAGAGCCATCTTGTTTGGGTGATTTTTGACTTTCAATTGTAACTGGAATATTTCCAGCTCCATCTAATATTTCTAAAAAATAAGGAGATTGATTGCCAAGGGTAATGCTTTCTCCATTTTTATTAGTAATAACAACTTTCTCCATAACACACCTCCTACCATTCAAGAGCAAGTTGTCTTGATGCATTTTTAATTTGTCTTGCTGTTTCAGATGGGGTTAACGGAGTAGAACTGTTGATAACTATGTTTTGAGTTATACCTTTATCCCCAGAAAGCATCTTTTTAGTCACATTATCGTTATAAATCCTACTACCTCTTGGAAGTTCTACAAGCTCTGGACCAAGTTCTCCTACCATAGTAAGTCCACCTTGAAAGAAGCTAGTTCCGCTAAAGTTAGAATCTGCCCCTCCACCTGAAAATACTCTTTTTACTTTTTCTACAATACTAAATACCTTTTCTTTTACCTTTGTGGCATTCCATTCTTTTATCTTTTCTATTCCTTCTGATATTTTACTTTTTACTTTACTAATACTACTAGATACAGAAGTTTTAACTACTTCCCAATTTTCAGAAGTAGATATCTTTATATCTTCCCATCTTTTAGTAACATCTTCTTTAATTTCTCTAGCTTTAGTAATAGTATCCTCTTTCATAGAACTCCAGCTATTAGCTAAGTTCGTTTTTATATTTTGCCATTTTTGAGATGAATCTTTTTTAATTTCTTCCCATCTCTTTATTACATTTTCTTTTATTTCTCTAGCCTTAGTGGATACATCACTTTTCATAACCTGCCACTTTGTCTTAATCTCTCCTGTTTCCCAGTCTACTTGGTTGACATGCTCTTTGGCTTGAGTTTTAGCTTCATCTACTACTTTCTCATGCATATCTTCTGCTTTTTTAATGGATTCATCTTTTTGACGAGTAGCTTCTTTTATTAATTTATCTGCCTGATCTTTAGTAATAGTTTTTGATTCATCTCTTTGTCTGATGATTTCCTTAACCACTTCTTTGTATTGTTCCTCTGCTGCTTTAATGGTTTTATCCTTTTGCTCTAAACTATTTTTAACAACCTCTGCAGCTTGCTTTGCAGTAATCTCTCCAGCTTGAGCCTTCATCCTTTCCATAATGGACTTTGATTCTACTTCATTTTCAGATAGAACCCTAATTCCCGTATCTACCATCTCTTGTTGGATAGTATTTATCTCTTCCTGCTCAGATTTAGTTAAGGCTCTTTTTTCAATGGAAGCTGTATCTAATATCTCTTTTATCCTTGCTTCACTATCAGAAATTTCCTTCTTTCTATTTTCATAGCCCTCTTGCATATTATTTAAAATCTCATCTTGTTCTGTTTTAGATAGGGATGTACTGTTAGTTACAAAGTTTTGTATCTTTCCTAAAGACTCTTCATGGTGCTTATCTAGTCCAGCTTGAACCTCACTTGTCATTTGTGAGAAGTTTGCTGTTATCCCGTCTGCCATTTCTTTAGTTACTTCCTGACCACTCCATGAAAGTTGATTTAAAGCTAAAGTTGCTTCATCGTTTAATTCTAAAAACCCTCCTACAGCTTTCTTTGTAGACTCAGATACTTCATCTCCAAACAACTCTATAGTAGGAATACTTTCTTTTGAAAGATGTTTATATAGTGCAATACCTGCCACTGTAGCAGCTCCAATTCCTAAAGTCCATGGATTTAAAAGTAAGGCTCCAGCTTTAGCAGCTATTCCTGCTGCACTAAATCCAGTAGCCATTCCACTAGTAGCAACTGTGACTCCAGCAGTTCCTGTTTTTAATCCAGCTAAAGCTATTGATACTTTTGAAAAGGAAGTAATAATAGTACCTGCTCCACCTATAACCTTTCCACCAAGGATTAATAATGGTCCTATAGCTGCTGCAAGGGCTGCTACTTTCACTATAGTTTCCTGAGTAGCAGGATTTAGATTTGCAAACCATTCTACTACAAGTTGCAGCTTTTCAACTAAGGTTTGTAAATGGGGAACTAAAATCTCAAATATCTGTATTCCTACACCTTCAAGAGCAGATTTTAATTTAGTGATTTCACCTTGGAGATTATCCTCCATAGTTTCAGCCATCTCTTTTGCTACACCGTTGTATTCCCTTGTAGCTTGAGTGAGTTTTTCATAGTCTTCAGGACTTGCATTTATGATTGCAAGCATTCCACTCATTGCTTCTTTTCCAAATATAGTAGCTGCATATTGGGCCTGTTGTTCTTCAGAAAGTCCTGCAAACTTTAATCTTAATTCATCCATCACATCTTTAAATGGAAGCATTTCTCCATTGGCATCTGTAATAGATAGACCTAATTGATTCATGGCTCCCGCCATTTTATCAGTTGGATTAGCAAGGTTTGCAATGGCAGTCTTTAGAGAAGTTCCAGCTTGGCTCCCTTTAATTCCTGCATTGGCCATAAGTCCTAAAGCAAGGGCTGCATCTTCTGCAGAATATCCCAATGCACCAAAAAGAGGAGCCACATATTTAAAGGACTCCCCAAGCATTGCTACATTTGTATTTGAATTTGATGATGCACTGGCTAATAAATCTGCAAAGTTAGATGCCTCTTTTGCTTCCATTCCAAAAGCAGTAAGGGCATCAGTGACAATGTCAGAAACTAAACCTAAATCCTCACCACTGGAAGCTGCAAGCATCATAACTCCATCTAAACCATCAAGCATTTGTGTAGTGTCCCAGCCAGCCATGGCCATATACTTTAAAGCTTCGGCAGATTCAGATGCACTAAACTTTGTGGTAGCACCCATTTCCTTAGCTTTTTCCTCTAGCAATTTTAAATCATTACCTGTAGCACCACTTATAGCCCCTACTTCACTCATACCAGCTTCAAAATCAGAGCCTACTTTTATTGCAGCAGTTCCAATGCCTACAAGAGGAAGTGTAATCTTTTTAGTTAAGTCTTTACCTACAGCTTCCATCTTTTCCCCTACATCTTGCATCTTCTGCCCAACTGGCTCTAATGCTTTTCCCAGTTTATAAAAGCCTGAGGATTGCAGTTCTATTTCCTGATTTACCTTCTTTAAATCCTGCTCCATATAGGCTAATTGTGTCTTTGCCTTATTTAATTTTATCTCTAAATCCTGTGTAGCTTTGGCATCTTTTCCTTTTGTCTCTACTGACTTTTGATGGGCTTCTTCTAAAGCCTTTACTTTTTGCCTTTGAAGTTCCGTTTGTTTTGTTAAACTATCAGATTTTAGTTTAAGACTATCTAGTCCTTTTCCATGCCTTCCCATCTCAGCACTTGCTAGTTTAAACTCCGATTGAACTTTTTTCATCTCTCGGTTTAAGCTGTTTATTCCATTTTGAAATCCAGTAGAGTCTAGGCCTACCACTACATTTAATTTCCCTATTTCCTTTGCCACTTATTTCACCTGCCTTTGGGCATAAAAAATACACCTAGAATTTAGGTGCCTCTTGTTAAAATTATAAAAGGCCTCTAATATATAGAGACCTTGACCCCGTAGGGCATTGATTTTATTGATGCAATTAAACATCAAGACTCTTATTAAAGAGCTTTGTTTTTGTTTAATTAGATTATTTTTTAAAGTAAATCTTGATATTTTTGCCTACCATATAAAACACGCATTATAATTACTTGTTGTTCTTTTTCATTTACTAAATAAAAAGCAATGTAATTATCTATTATTAACTTTCTATAGCCTTTCTTTTTTAAAAACTCATCTGCTACATAATTACATGAAAACGGAAAATCTTTAAGTTGCATAATACTCATTTCTATTTTTTCCAAAAGATTTTTAGCAGCTTTTTCAGCGTATAGCTCTTTAGAAATATAACTATATATTTTATCTAAATCCTCACTGGCTTTTGGGGTAAATTTTAGACTATAATTATTCTTTGACATATTTTCCCCTTAAATCTTTAAAAACACTTTCAGCATCTAATAGCATTTCTCCGTTTTCAATTTGACTTTCTGCTTCGGCTAATTTTTTATATAAATCTACTTTAGCTAACTTTCTTTCATATGTTTCCATACTCATAACTACTAAATCTCCATAGCCATTCTTTGTGATAAAAATTGGTTCTTTAGTTTTATGACAAATCTCAGAAATCTCAGTTGTATTTCTTAAATCTTTTATCGGTCTAATTTCAGGCATAATATCAACTCCTTTATTAATATTATGCCTTAATTATAGCATAATTATGTTTTGATTACAATTAAACTTTTTTACTTTTAATTGATTTATTACAAAATTTCATCAATATATACTTTTTCCTCTCCAAGTTTCTTAGTCATTAGTTTCAAATAATAGATTATATCCATGGAGTCAATTTCATTTAATGTCCAACCTTTATCCAAAAGTGCTAGATACAACTGGTCTATAAAATCCTGGGGATCCATGGCATTCCCCTCTACTGGTTTTTTCCATCACCTGCTGTTACTTCTGACATCTCACCTACTACTTCATTAATACATTTTGTGATGGTAGGAATTAAGTCTTTAGATTGAAGTCCATCGTAGACATCATCTCTAGTAAATTGATTACCAAATAGTTCTACTATATAGTCAATTAGTTTATCTAATTCCTCTGGAGAAATGTTATCAAAATCTACTCCTTGGGATACTTCAATGGTTCTTCTAACCATCCTTGCAGATATAAAACCAGTGGTGTAGGTCTTATCTTTTTTATCCTTCTTTAATATAATCTCCATATATTAAACCTCCTGTGTTGTAGTATCTCCTGGAACCTTTTCAAACCAAGTATCAGCTCCTAGGAAATCTGCACCATCTTCATCTGCTGTGTGTTTCCAGTCTCCATCATGAAGTCTTGGCATAAAGGTAAGTTTAATCTTTGGTGTCTTATGCTCCACATTATCTTTCTTAGTGGAATAGTCTTCTGCCATAGGCTGGGCCACTCCTTTTAAAAGCCACACATAACGATATTTTCCATTGGATTTTAAGCTTTTAAATCCTAATGCGATATGTGGTGGAATATCTGCTTTGTTTTCTACAAGTACTCCTTCCACAATCTTATTTCCTAATAACTTGACCCTTGTTGCTAAAGGTAAATCTGCTGTTTCTACCTCCACATCAATTTTTCCTAATGCAGATACAGATTCCCAAAGCTGATCATCGGCATAGACTTCTTGAGTATTTACCGTTGGGTTTATCGTAGCATTTATAGCTCCCGCCATTGGTTCAGGAACAGCATAAGTTAGTTCTTCTATGGTGTCTTTATTTAAAATAGCAAAATGTAAATCTTTTAATCCTACTTGTGCCATTTACATGACCTCCTTAAAAAATCTCATTACTTTGTGATATATCTTTAAATCCTCTTCATATAAATCATAAAAGTTTAATTTAGTAAAATTGGCTGTTAGCATACTTTGGTGTACTTCTTTTCCGATTTCAGTGTAATCTGATCTGCTCCATATATCAATTTGCACGTAGTAACCAGTAGCAATTTCTAAATCATCAGCGTGTTGTTCTGGCCTATCTAGATAAGTGAAAAAGGTGATATATGTTTCTTCATTACCTGTATAAGTTTGAAATCTTACTGGAACCCGAATATCTCTTAAAGCTGATAACACTTCTTTATTTATACTCATAGCCCCAATCCTTCTTTTAAATTTTTCTCAATCGTCTCCATGGCATTTTCTTTAGAAACTTCATAGCCTCTTGCCATAAAAGGATTGGCCTTCATCTTTATTGTCCCAAATTCCACAAATTTACTATAAAATACATCCTTATTAGGCCCTACTTCCACCTGCTTTGCTCCATCCTTGTTTTTCACCCTAGATACAGTTATGCTTTCCTTTAACTTTCCACTTCTTATAGGCGTTTCCTTTTGAATGGCTTCTTTTACTACATCTCCAGCTTCCCTTAATGCCTTATTTTCAATTCTAGAACCAGTCTTACCTAGCTTTTCGATTTCATTAAGAAGATTCTCCATTCCTTCTAACTTCATATCAGCCACTCTTATCCACCTCCAATGCCTTTATTTCCATATACACATTTTTGTATTTTATATTATCAATGGCAGTGATGTTATATTGTCTTCCTTGAAAGAGTATCCTCATAGAAGTGTCTATATTTTTAAGGTAGCGAATAGTAAACTTAACTGTATTTTCTCTTTGTACTGCTGCAGCTTCAAAGTATTCTCTTCCATGAAGATTGGTAACAGCTGCCCATACAGTTTTAAAATCTTCCCATTCTTCAACTTCAAAGCCATTCTCATTGGTGGTGGTAGTTAATCTTTGAAAGGTAATTCTTTTATTTAGTTCTCCTGGATTCATTCCACCATCTCCTCTGAGTAACAGTAATTAAGCTGGGCTAGCATACTATCAATTACAGGCCTTATCTTTTGGCCTACCTTTCCAGCAGTTAAACCTCGGTTTTCATACCAATCTACTACTAGGACTAGACAAAATAGCCTAGCTAAAGGGTTTGTACTATTAAAGGTCTTACCTGTGGCATTTTTAAGATACTCTTCAGAAACATTGATTAAGGATTCTATTAAACTATCATCTTCATCTCCACCTACTCTTAAATATTCTTTAGTTTCTTTTAGTGTAATTAGCAAGGCTTATCACCTCCAAAAGGAGTGGAAAACCCCATCCCTATGCTCCAGTTGTTGAGATAGTAAGCTTTCCAAATACTGCTGCATCTGTATCCCATTTCACACAATCATCTCTTGTAATAGTTCTAAGTTCAGTAGTATCTCTTCTCCAAGCATCTCCACCAGTAGTTGTAGAAGCTAATTCATAAACTCCTTGATTAAATAGAACCATTAGCTCTTTAAAGTTTCCAACTATAAATGTAGCTTTTACTGTGGTAGTTCCAGTGGAAGGTAATGTTCTATTGGCTAATACTACAATTGGTCTACCTTTAAATAGTTTCTTTCCAGGTTGAGTAATATCATCTTGAAGTAGTGGTCTGCCATTACCATCTTCCTGTTCATCTAGCCATTGGAATCCATCTTGATTTGTGATGATTTTACTGGATAGACTTAATGCAGGATCTAAATCTACATTTAATACTTTTTTAATAGCCTTAATGTCTTTTAAATCTTTACTTGATAGAGATTTTAATATCTCTATAATTAAACTATTTTTAGTTACTACGTGCTTCTTGGCTATCCATCTTGTTACATAGGCTATAATATTTTGGTCGCTATCCTTTAATAGCTCATTAGTAATTGGTAAAAAACCTGCTCTTTTCACAAGCTTATATGTTACTGGTGTAAATTTAGGATTATCAATTTCTTTAATTTCTCCATACTCATCTACCACTTGAAAAGGAACCATATCCTCATCTTTTTCTAAAACCCTAGAACCAGATAGTGTGTTTACCTTCTCTACTCTAATAATCTTAGATAAATCATTCATGCTTCTCATAAGCTCATTAATTCTTGTTTGAATATCCTCTGGGACAATAATTCCCGTATCTCCATCAGAGTCAGTGCTTACTCCACCTTCATGCATAGCAGCTTTATATTCATTAATAATGCTATAATCATCTGCAGTAATTCTCTGTTTCCTTAAGCCTTTTAAAAATACTTGTTTATATTCTGCTTCTAAGTCTTTATCGGTATCATTAAGTGGTGTGGCATCTTCCATATCAAACTTTTCAGCTGCTTCTAATTCCTGCTGAAGGGTCACTTTCTTTTGTAGTGCTCTTACCTCTTCCATCAAATCTTCAGCTTCAGCTACTTTATCTTCTCCAAGTAGACTTCTTACCTTTGCTTTCTTTTCTTCTAGGTTTTGAAGTAGTTCTCTTAATTCTTTACTCAAATTCATCCCATCCTTTCTGAAATAAAAAAGAGCCTAAAGCTCTAGTTCAATTAATAATTTCTGTTTTAATAATGCTTGTTTTCTAACTTCCAAATCATTCTCTATTTCTATTAACTCTTTAGGTGTATTTTTGTATCTAGCCAATATATCCTTATCTATAGAAGCAGCCATATTTTTTTCTTCCTCTACCACATCACAAAATCCATACTCTTCACATTCTGTAGCTGTTAGCCAAGTTTCACTATCCATAATCTCTATAATCTCATCTCTTGTTAGTGCAGAGTGATTTTCATAAGCTGCAATTAAACTTTCTCGGATTTTATCTAAGTCTTCTGCTAGCTTTCTAAACTCATCTGCATTACCCATGCCTACAGTCCAAGGATTATGAATCATCATCATGGCATTTTTGGGCATAAAAATAATATTGCCTGCCATGGCTATGACACTCGCAATACTTGCAGCTAATCCATCAATATATACATTTTTATGTGCCTTATGCCTTTTTAATATGGAATAAATAGTCTGACCTGCAAATACATCCCCTCCTGGAGAGTTTATATAAATATTTAGTGTATCTATTTCTCCTAAATTATCTAAATCAGATTTAAACTCTTTAGGAGTTACTTCATCACCCCACCAAGTTTCATTTGAAATCTCCCCATAAATGGTTAACTCTCCCGTTTTTTCATCTAAGGATTTAAAGTTCCAAAACCTTTTATTCTTCTTTCCCAATTTCATCACCACCTCTTTTATACTGCTCACCTGCCATTTCAATAGGCATCATATTTCCATTGATTAAAAGTCTATCTCCTCCTTCTTTTGCCTCCATTTCCTCTAATGCTCTTACTTCGTTAGCTGTTAGAAAACCAGATTGAATAGCAATTCTATATCCTTCATATCTTGTTTTAGGATCAGCTCGGAGTATTGCATTTACATTAAACTTAATATAGTAGCCTTCTTCAAGTTCCCTATTAGTAAATAGCTTATATGTTAATTCCTGTTCATAGCCAGTTAGAATATCCATTAGTGTATCTACATAGAATTCCCTTTGCTGGTATTCTACATTGGTATGAGTTGCTCTATCTAAATCGTTAATCTGATGGTTCTTTATTCCAAAGGCTGCAGCTATTTGCTTTACGGTAAGCTGAGTGTTTTCTATAAACTGGGCATCTGCCATGGTTAAACTTAGAGGCTGAAATTGATATCCTATAGGAAGAAGGGATACCCTGTTAGCGTTTTTAAGTCCACTGGCCATCTGTTCAAATCTTTCACGAAAGACTCTTTGGGCCTCTGGGTTTAAATCTCCTATATAGTGAATAATTCCTTTGGTTTGAAGTCCTGTTTTAAAAGAGTTATTTAAATATTCACTTGCAGCTCCAGCATTTTCTATGGTGTTTTTAAGTTGATTTAATGGAGTCATGCCTACAATCCCATCACTGGTTAGTCCCTTGAAATGTAACATCTCATCAGGATCAATCCTATACTGAGTACCTTTTTTATCGGTGTAAACATACCAAAGTCTACCTTTATGAGGTAGTAGTCCTATATCATCAATATATATTTCTACTTTAGAACTATCTAAGGGATATATTCCTGTAACATGACCTGCATTTTTACCAACTGTTTCAAATTCAATCCAAGCATAAGCATTTCCATAGATATTTCTCTGAACTTCTAAAGCCTTAAAAAAATCCCTGGCACTCATCCAAGTATTAGGTCTAATCTTTAAAATTGGGGTTAGATAATGTTCTGTCGCACTTTGCCTTCCATTATTATTTTTATATACTTTAGTAGGAAGTTTACCTATGCTATCAGCCAATATTCTAATACAGGAAAACACAGTTGCTTCCTTTAGTGCATTTTTACCTTTGTAATTAAGCTCGCTATTTTCAACTCCCAATATTTCTAAAAGCCTTCTATTATTTAATGATATTTCCTCTGGTAACGCTTCAGCTTTAGGACTAAATATATTCTTTAACTTATTAAATACATTCAAATACCATCACCCCCTAACCCCAAAGTTTGTCTAGCATTTCTTCTGTTGAATACTCATTTAAATCAAATTTACTTCCTTCATTTCTTATAGCTCTATCTAGGGCCATAATTAAAGCTACAGCACCGTCTATTTTTTCAGTGGATTTTTCCTTATCAGGTTTTATATTTCCAGCAGGATCGGTTCTTACATGAATATTATCCATCATCCAAGATAGTACTGGGTGTTCACCATGGGCTATTTTCTTTTCCAGTGTTAATTTCATAAGTTCCTTTGTAGGTGGACTCATATCTTTATACCCTTGCCCAAAGGGAACTACTGTAAATCCTGCACCTTCTAGGTTTTGTGTCATTTGCACTGCTCCCCATCTATCAAAGGCTATTTCTTTAATGTTATAGTCCTTCCATAGTTCTTCTATGAATTTCTCTATAAAGCCATAGTGTATAACATTCCCTTCGGTGGTTTGAAGGTAGCCTTGCTGTTTCCAAAGATCATAAGGAACATGGTCCCTTCGAACTCTTAAATCTAAGTTCTCCTCTGGTATCCAAAAGTATGGAAGTACATAGTATTTATCATCTTCTGGTATTGGAGGAAAGACTAAAACAAAAGCAGTTATATCGATGGAACTTGAAAGGTCAAGTCCACCATAACATTCTCTTCCTTTTAGTTTTTCAGGATTTACTTCAAAGGAGCACTTATCCCATAAATGCATTGGCATCCATCTTACAGATTGCTTTACCCATTGATTAAGCCTTAGTTGCCTAAATAAGTTCTCTTCTGCTGGATTTTCCTTTGCACTTATAAAAGCTGCTCTTACCTTTTCTATATCAATGGTATGGTCTAAAGATGGATTGGCTTTATACCAATTAGATTCATCTGTCCAATCATCACCATCTTCAATTCCATAAATAATAGGGTAGAAGGTAGGATCATGTTTTTTCCCTCTTAATATATCATCTGCTTTTTGGTGAACTTCCCAGCAAATAGAATGCCTATCAGTCCCAGCAGTAGTAATTAAAAAGAAAAGTGGCTGGCATCTCGCATCTCCACTTCCTTTAGTCATTACATCATAAAGTTGTCTATTAGGCTGGGCATGTAATTCATCAAAGATTACTCCATGAACATTAAGCCCATGCTTTGTAAATGCTTCAGCAGATAGAACCTGATAAAAACTAGCTGTAGGCATATACACTAATCTCTTTTGAGATAGAATTGGTTTTATTCTTTTCTTTAAAGCAGGACATTGATCTACCATATCTACTGCTACATCAAATACAATAGATGCCTGTTGTCTATCAGCTGCACATCCATAAACTTCAGCACCCCATTCTCCATCACCACAAGTAAGATATAGGGCTATAGCTGCAGCAAGTTCACTCTTTCCATTTTTCTTTGGAATTTCCACATAAGCTGTATTATATTTCCTATAACCATCTTCTTTTACAGTTCCAAATATATCTCTTATGATTTTATCTTGCCAAGGTAAAAGGTCGAAAGGAACTCCATGCCATACACCTTTAGTGTGTTTAAGGTTACTTATAAATTTAACTGCTCGTTCTGCTTTCTTTTCATCAAACATTATTTAATCCTCAGTAATTTTTCCATTGGATCATCAGTATCTGTCTCCTCTGTATTTACCTGAATTCTTGTACGAGCAGCAGGAGTAAGTCCAAATTCAGAACAGAAGTCTTTCATAACCTTTAGATATGTTTGAGCAATGGATATCTGTGGAACCTGTTGAATATATCCTGATGGAGTTTTAAAAATAGTGCCATGCTTAGATAAGAATTCCTCAGCTTCTTTCCATCTAGCATAAGCTTGACAATATCCAGCAAAGGCTGCCATGTCTACTTCAGTAAGTATTCCAATGGCCTCCATCGTTTTAGCCATTCGCTCCCATTCTTTCTTAGCTTCAGGCTCCAGCCATGACGGACATTCGGGAGCTTTTCTTTTAGGTTTTGGCTCATTTTCATTTAAAGGCCTTTTTCCAGGATTCCCTTCCAAGACCTTTAGTGCAGTTGGCTTTGGCTTTCTTCCTCGTGTCGCCATGCTATCACCTCCAATTTATAGTGAAGAAAAAAGGCCCTTATTTTAGGCCTTCCTTCTGATTTTTCTATCTTCCAATTCCTTTGTAGTTTAAAACCCCTAGGGTAATTGCCCCATTACCTCTTTAAAAAGCCCTTACAGGGCAAGTGTGGGGCTTATTTTCCCCTCTTTGTGCTGATTTCAATGGCTTCATCAATGAAACTCAAATCAAATCCAGCACTTTTGTATCCTTCCTTTACAGTTCTTAAATAACTTTGACTTGGAGAATTTAAGTGAATTCTATCCTTAATCTTATTGGTCATAATGTAAACCATGGCAGTTACAATTTCTCCAGTTTCAAGTTCCACTGGTATATCTTCTTTGTAGTAAAAGCTAGGATAGCCTTCATACCTATCAAGGGCTATTTCATCTTTAGGCTGAACTTCCCATATAAGTACTGGTACTCTTTTACCTTTGTAGGGTTCAATGGTTAAATAGGCATTTCCAGGTACACCTTTAAAAAGCAGCCTGTAGCCATAGAGCATTCCCTTTCCATAAACCTTGGCAGTAGGACATCGGTAGCTCATTTGCTCTAGGTTAAGGTTTGAACCATAAGCAACATATAGTCTTTTCATTTTCAATCCATCCTTTCCAAAGGGCCCAATATTTCCCCACTACTTGGCCTGTGTGGCCTTTGCTTTAAGTGAGGGAGTCCTTCTACCAGCTTAAGAGGGGTTTCCCCCTCTGTGGCTCTTGGGCCTGCCGCTATTTTTAGGTTTCTCTATGCGGCTCTTCGAAATCTCCAAGCTGCACTTCCTTCTAGGCGTTTAGTTAAGTGCTCTCTGCAGTTTTTAAATTCATCCCCGATAAGTCCTATTCGGTTTAGCCAAGTTCTCATTGCAAACTTTGGATTTTCAATTTGTGGCTTCTTGGTGCTGGCACTCTTTTGGGTCAAGGCTTGATTGTTTATTGCTAAAGCCAAAACAATGTAGCTTCTAATCTTTCCTGCATGAAGGGTTCCGTTAAATCCCCTAAGCTCTACTGTTCCTACTCCATTGAAAAAGCTGTGAAGGTTTAGGAAATGGTATCTGCTTTCATGGTAGTGTCTATCTCTACTGGAGCCGTAGCCTTTGTACCAAATGTCCTCGATTTCTTTGAAGGTTTTAGGTTTTTTCTTATTCATTCTTTCCACTAAATCCTTATCCATCTTCTTGCAGTAACGCATCCTTTCCCTTTCAATTTGTAGGCTATCGTAAAGCAAATCGTTTCTAGCGTAGATGATGTTTACAAAGTTTCTTAAGCTTCTTGGTGTATGGTCAGCCCCATCTAGGTGTATATGTATTCCTGCTGTTGAGTTTGGAAAACCTCCTGCCTTTCTGATTTTTCTTACTATCTCCTGCAAAGTTTCAATGTCTTCTTCGTAGGTTAGGATTGGGCTTACTAGCTCTACGCTGTATTCTCTTCCTGCTGCAACCTTTTGCCCATTTACTTTTCTTTGGCATCTCAAGCTTCCGTCATACATAATCTTCCAATCCCTTCCATCTGGTGCAGTAACTTTGTAGCTATCGTAGTAATCATACTGTTTTTGAATGCTTCCCCCTAAATGCTCTGCCACAATTTTTGCTGCCTTTTCTCTTGTAATTCCTGTTAGTTCAATCTCAATTCCAAAGTTTCCTTTTAAAAAATCTCTCTCTGCCATGGTTTTATCTCCTTTCAGTGTGTTTTCGTTGTGTATATATATCACTCTAAAAGGGATAAATAGCAAGTCATATTTCAATTAAACACAGTATTTTCAATGTATTTCAACATATTCAGAGATTATAGCTAGAGCTTCTGAATAACTTTTAGCTGTTGTTGTTATTCTATCCACCATTTCATCTGCTTCTTTTTTCTGTCCTGCTTCTTTAAGTGCCCTTCCTGCTATTCCCATAAGGTTAAATATATTTCCATCTTCACCGATTAGTTTGCATTTAGGCTTCATGTCTCTTCACCTTCTCTTTTGGAATTCTAAAGGCACAGTTTCCTGATAGGTTCTTAAGAAGCTCTTTTCTAATTTCCTTGTACTCATCACCAGAAAGTCCAAGTCTATTAAGCCAAGACCTAAATGTGTACTTTTCATTTTCCATTGGACTTACTATGGCTGAAGCATAAGATTGTCTTTTAGCTTGCTTGTTTATTCCTGCAAATAGCCAGATGGCAGATTCAGTGCCATTATGTTTAAAGGTGAAGGTCTTTTCTTTAAAGTTAAACTTAATTCCAGGATGGCCCTTGTCTCCTCCAATTCTATTAAGTGCTCTTTCAAAACTGTCTATGCTGTTGATATCTTCTTCATTGAGCTTCTTAACAAAGTCACTATCAACTAAGTCTTCTTCCAAGCCTAGAGATTTCTTTATAAGAGGCTGTTTGCTGTGAATTATGTTAATGATGTTTCTTAAAGTCTTACCACTGTGACCATCCATTGGTATTTCAAGTTCATAGTTAATTTCTTCTTCAGGCTCTGCTGTTTCAGCTTGATTTATATCTTCAGGCCCAGCTAGCAGTTCTTCAAATTCTACTTCTGTTCCATCAGATGTCATAATCCTTCCCTCCCTATCTATGATGTAAGTTTCTTTAGGTGTTTCTATTTGGTAGTGAAAACTTGGTGCTCCTAGATACCTAGGCTTCACACCTAAGTACTCACCTAAGATTTTTATCATTTCCTTTCTATCCATTTCAATCCCTCCTGTATTTAGGTTACTTACATATATCACTCTAAACACAGGGAATTGCAAGGATTATATCGTATAATTGCATATAAAAAAAGCAGGCTAATAAAGGCCTACCTTTTATTAAATATATTTTTTATCTTTATAGCTCCAATTTTTAAAAAATTCATCTTCATCAACCATTGACTCATATGGTGGTAATGTAAAATCAATAATTATATTAACTACATCAGTAAAATCAAGTTCATATTTTAATATTTTTTTACAGAAATTGTCCCACCTCTTTTGAATTTGGTTATCTTTAGTAAGTCTTGCAATTACAGCAACAGAGTCCTTTTCATATGGTGTGCCTCGATTAGATAATGTTTCATATATTGCTTCTTGAAGTTTCCTACCCTCAAAATCAAATGTTGTTGCTAAATAATATATATCATAAAAATCCTTCATACGACCTGTAGCTTCCATTAAAGATATAATCGCATCTAATTTCTCTGCTACTGTAGATTCTAAAGAATAAGTTAATACCTCAGGTTTTTTAAACTCTGGAAGTAATACTGGTAGAGTTCTTTCAACTGGGGAAGGTACAATAATATCCCCAACTCCAAAGTCTATACTAAAAGGTGTCTTTGTCCTTCCAATAATACCAGTAAGGTTGACCCTGATACCATGATACTCTTTAACCTCACTAATTTCCTCTAAACCTCTAATTTTAAACTCTACAAAATCATTATTGCTAGGTGAAGAAATAACTTCTTTAACAAGCTTTTCTATAGCATCTAAATCATTTGAATAATTCTTTAAAAGATAATCTGCATCAACTGTTGGTCTTGTAGTAAATCCACTAATTGAATATAATAAAAAACCACCTTTAAGAATAAGATTTTCTTTATAATTACTCCCTGAAAGTCTTCGAATAAATTCTTCTTGACAAAATAAATTTAGTAGTTGTTGCAATGGGATGCCTTGTTCTTTCGATTTGTTTTTTAGTCTTGCTAAAACTGATGCTTCAATATTTCCCATTACAACCACACTCCTATATATGTCTGTACCTTATTCTTAATGTTAAAAACTTTAGCATATTCAAACAAGTTCCTCACATTTTTCTTTGGATCTTTTATATAACGCTTTATGGCATTAGTAAATACTTCTCTCTCCAACTTATTCTCATAGCGAAGAACATCACATATAGTGCGATCTCGATTAAATATTTTTATCTCTACCTCTTCTACTTGAATTACATCCAAGCCGATTTCTAGTAATTTTGGTTCAATATAAAAGACTTCTATTAATGGGTAGTCAATTTTATACTGACTTTTTTCACTGTCTCTATCAACAGCTATTTGCCATGCTAGAGGTATTCTATCTGTATATCCATAATGCATCAGTGCACTTTCAAGAAAAATTACTGCATCTGGAAATAGTCTTGCTATTACAGCTTCTTCTGGATAGATATTATCTGATAGTTCATAATAACCACGTTTAATTCTTGTAATATCTCCACTATCTACAAGTTTCTTTATTTGCCGACTTGAAAGCCCTAACGCATTAAGTTCTGATGTTTTAATACTCCACCACGATTTTTAAATTCTTCGTAAATAACACCTTTTTCAATCATAATTGCACCCCATTATCCGCATTACGATTAGCAGTGCGGGTATTTTAGTGCAATTATATCATTTATTTATCTGATTTTCAAGAATTTTAAATAAAAATAAGTCTAAATCACATACTTTGTATTTTAGTTTCTAGTAGATTTCATAAGCCCTTTATATGGTACTTTCTCTCCGTCTCTTATTATAAAAACTTCTTCATAAGAATCAACATACTCAATATATCTTTTCACAATAACATCTGCGTATTTTTCATCAAGTTCTATAGCATAACAAATTCTTCCTAACTGCTCGCAGGCAATTAAAGTAGAACCACTGCCAGCAAAAGGCTCTAATATAATACAATTACTCATACTGCTATTTTGGATCGGATAAGCTACAAGAGGTACTGGTTTCATAGTTGGATGAAGTTCTGATTTTGTAGGCCTATCAAAATTCCAGATAGTTGTTTGTTTTCTATCTGCATACCATCTATGCTTTCCCGTAGGTTTCCACCCATAAAGAATAGGCTCGTGCTGCCATTGATAATCAGAACGACCTAATACCAATAATTGCTTGGCCCAAATACACACATTAGCAAGATGGAATCCTGCATCCTTGAAAGCCTTTCTAAAATTTAACCCTTCTGTATCTGCATGGAATATATAAGCTGCAGCACCATCATCAAGAGAATTAAATATATTTTTAAATGAAGCTAATAGGAATTCATAAAAGTTTTTATCTTCCATATTGTCATTTTTAATTTTTCTCTCATTTTCACTTCCAGCTGTATAATTCACATTGTAAGGAGGGTCTGTAACACAGAGATTTGCTTTCTTTCCTTCCATTAGTTTCTCATAAATTTCTGCCTTGGTACTATCTCCACAAATAAGTCTGTGCCTTCCAAGTAGCCAAATATCACCCTGTTTTGAAATAGGCTCTTCTGCTAAAGCTGCATCTACATCAAAATCATCATCCTGCACATCTTTATCGTGGATATTACTAAAAAGCTCATCTATTTCTGCAGTATCAAAGCCTGTAAGGTCCATATCAAAATCCAGTTCTTTTAAATTTTCTAATTCTAAAGCTAACATCTCATCATCCCAGCCTGCATCCATAGCTAATCTGTTATCCGCTAAAATGTATGCCTTCTTCTGGGCCTCTGTCAGATGTTCCACTAACACACAGGGAACTTCTTTTATTCCTTCTTCCCTTGCTGCCATTACTCTGCCATGGCCAGCTAAGATATTATAATCCTTATCTATAAGGATGGGATTTATAAAACCAAATTCTCTAAGGCTACTTCTCAATTTATTAATTTGGTCTTTACTATGGGTTCTAGCATTATTTGCATAAGGTATCAACTCATCTATATTAATTAGTTTTAATTCTTCTGTTGTTTTCAATATTTCACTCACCTCTTTATTTTTTATTGAATTTTCTTTGTTTCTTTGTTATAATGTTTATAAAGATACAAAGATATAGGTATTATATTTATGAATTTAGCATATACTATAAAGGAGGTTACAAATATGCCTACAATTGTTATGGAGCGTGATATTATGGATCGTAAAATAATCAGCGTTTCAAAGAAGCGTCAAATTACGATACCTTTACAATTCTATAAACATCTTGAACTTGGAAGCGAAGTTGAATGCTCACTTGAAGATGGTAAAATTGTTATTCAACCTCTTCATAGAGAACCTAGTGAGTTTTCCGTTGAAATACTAAAAGACCTAGTTTCTCAAGGATATTCAGGTGATGAACTAGTAAAGCAGTTTGAAACACAAAGCAAAAATATTAAAAAAGCTGTTACCAATATGCTTGAAGAAGCAGATACCATTGCAGCTGGTGAAAAGAAAGCAGCAAACTTTGATGACATCTTTGGTTCAGAGGACTGATTATGTACGAAATATTATTCAGTCCTCAAGCTGAACGTTTTTTTAAAAAATTAAAGGAAAAACCTTTAAAAAATGCATATAAAACAGCTTTACTAAAATTAAGTGAAAATCCTTATATCGGTCAACCAAAACGTGGTGATTTGGCTGGAATTTATGGTTTTGATGTAAAGTATAAAGGTATCAATTATGAAATTGCCTATACCATAAGTGAGGTTGATGGTAAAAAAATTATTGTGCTTCTTGCTGGAACTCGTGAAAACTTTTATCAACAACTAAAGCGATATATTAAATAGCTCTCAAAAGAGGGCTATTTTGCTTCTATACCCCCCCTATGGAATTTTGCGAATTCTTGCACGAGGGGGCCGCCCCGTTCCTGGGCTAGAGGGTTTTAAAATCTTCACCCCGCCCTAGGGGTCAATAAGTGTAAACCTTTCTTTTCCATCTACCATCTTCCTTGGCAGTCTTCCTATCGTGGCAGGACTTACACAAAGATTGTAGATTATTAATGTCATAGAATAAGTCTTCGTTACCTTTATGAGGTTCTATATGGTCTACCACTGTTGCTGGGGTAATCCTATTATTCTTTAAACACTCTACACAGAGAGGTTGTTTGTTTAATACATACCTTCTTAAATCTTGCCAGCGACTGCTGTTGTATAGTTTCTTATATGGTCTATTACTACAGTTGTATTCTCTATTAATTTCCTTTTGATGCATCTTGCAATAGTTCCCTTCTGTTAGCTCTGGACAGCCTGGGTACTTGCAGGGCTTCTTTGGTTTCCTTGGCATCCTCTTTCACCTCTTTAAAGCAACTAGGGAACATGCAATACACCATATTAGGTGAGAGCCATGTTCCCCAGACGCATTTCTTACATTTATTCATTTGTTTCATCTCCTAAAATTGGGCATAGAAAAAGCCCTAAAGCTAAATGCTCTAGAGCTTGTCATTCTATAAAACTTTAGATCAGATCGTTTTAAATAAAAATGGGCGACCCAAGCCACCCTAAGAAATATTAAGTGCCTAACCAAATGTTAAGCTAAATAGTATTTGAACAAAAATACGAGTAGGTACAGGCACCTTCTCGCTAAAAACTTTATAAGTTTTTGTTCCTCAGTATAATTATACCAGGTAGCCCACTCGTGACTCCCCATATTTGACATTTATAACACTTTAGGCATTCATCCTAAAGTATCTTTGTATTTTACATTAATCTTAAAAATCTATTCTTGTAAAAGATCATCTAAATTAATCCCAAGAAGTTCTAACTTAATAGCAGCTACTTCTTCTTTCTTCTCATTTGATATTTCTCCCACTTTTTCATACATATCTTTTTTTAAAATAGGTTGAGTTAACTGTATTTGGGCCATACATTTTCTTAATACATCATCTCTTTTTATATCTCCTTCATTCGGGTATAAAAGAACATCAAACTTTTGTAGAAATCTTATAGTTGTTGTAATTGGTGCAACTCTTATTAGCAAAGATTCTTCATCATTATTCTCTAAACAATTTTGTACAACTAATACAGTCCTAGAGTAGTGTATTTTTCTTTTATCTACCACCCTATCACTTGGAAGTAATCTAATTAGCTCGTCCCTTAACTTCCAAATCTCACCAAATGCAAATTCCCTGGTATCCTTTAAATCCTGTACATCTTTATATAGTTCTACCATATTCTGCTCTCTCCGTTGTATCTAATGTAGCCTCATAGGAATTTAAGATGAATTTCTCATATTCTACATAATTATCTTCATTCACCTTAAAAACTTCCTTTTTTCTTAAGTTGTCCTGAGCTTTCTTTAATCTAGCGGGTGAAAATTTGAATATGTTATTTTTCACTTCTTTCATCCCCCTCTCTAAGGCTTTGGACTTATAATATCGCTTCATTAAATCAGTATCTATTACTTCATCACAAATCTCACTATCATTTAGGTCCCCTCTAGCTTCAATCCAAGGAATTTCTTGATGGTTCATCGCTTCTAGCTCATTTGCAGTATATGAACTATATGTTTCTAGAACTTTATTAATTATATTCAATTTATAATCAGAAATATTACTCATTGCACTCTCTAAAATATTGTTTACTAAGTTTGCATCCATGTGTATATTATTATACCCACATTTAGAATATTTAAAATATAAAGGTCTTAAAACTGCACCATGTCTCCAAGCCTCAAAACCATTGCTTATTAGCTTTTCATCATTTAAAGCCAAACTCCAGGCCTGACAATAATACATTAATTTTTGAAGTTTTTTATTTGAAATTTCTAAGTTATGCGAATTACAATAAGCAATTATATAATTAGATAAATCCTCATAATTCATACAACTCATTTTTATCCCCCATTTGTTTTAAAAAACATCTTTAGTATCTATATTACCATTGTATCACTCTTAGTTTTATATGTCATTAGCTTTTTTAAATTCCAGGCATAGAAAAAAGCCCTCTTTGGGGCTTGTATTCAAGAATGCTGCGTTTCCTTGGAATCAAACTGATATAACCTCGGCCTATACAAACAGCATATGGTGTTCTTGATTTTTCTATACCTTTACATCTTATATATTACTACATTCATTAAGTGGCTTTCAATGGCTTTTAGTGGCTTCTTTTAAAATTTCATCAATTTCTTTTAAAGCTCTACCATGAAGTCTCATTATCCACCTTTTATCATATCCCATACATCTAGCTACATCATCCCAGCTCTTATTATTTATATATCTCATCTCTAATAGCAGTTGGTAACTAACGTCTTCCACTTGGCTAATGGTTTCTAATATTTCTCTTTTCAAATCGATTAATCTATCAATGTCATCATTTATTTCATAGCTTAAATCTATAAGTTTAACAGTAGCATCTTCCATAGGACTTGTTGTAGATTTACCCCCAGATACCTTCTCCTGAGTAAAGTCTACAGTAACCTTCTCCGCTATAGCTTTCAGTCTTTCCATTTGATCCAGCTTATTATTTATACTTTTATCAAGCCACATAGCTTGAGATAGATATTCTTTAGCGTTCATTCTCATTACCTCCCATCTTTCTAACCCTCGCCTTCACTGCATTTAGCAATGCTTCTTGTCCTACTTCTTTACCTTCAAGTGCTTTCATAACATCTTCATCCATAGTACCTTTGGATACTAAGTGATGGATGATTACATTTTGCTTTTGGCCTTGTCTATAAAGTCTTGCGTTTGCTTGACTATATAATTCAAGGCTCCAAGTAAGCCCAAACCAAATGATGATATTTCCACCAGCTTGAAGGTTTAATCCATGTCCAGCACTAGCTGGGTGGGCCAGCATAATTGGTATTTTACCTTCATTCCAATTCTTTATATCTTCAGCTGTATCAAGAACTGTTAAATCATCTCTTTTTAGGTGCTTTTTAATTCTATCTAAATCATGCTTATAGGAATAAAAGATTAATACTGGCTTTCCATTTGCAGCTTCTATGCTGTCTTCTAATGCTTTAAGCTTTGCATTGTGTATTTCTTTTACATCTCCGTTTTCATCATAGACAGCTCCGTTGGACATTTGGAGTAGCTTATTAGCTAGAACACCTGCTGTATTTGCTACAATATCTGAATCTTTAAGTGGCAGTAATAAGTCCCTTTCCAGTTGGTCATATTTATCCTTTGCCTTCTTTGGCAGATAAATTGGTATGATATTATTAATTCTTTCTGGTAGTTTTAAATAATCCTCTGCTTTCATACTGACACAAATATCTGATAGTTTTTCATAGATGGCTTCCTCGGCACCTTCCTTTAACTTATAGGTGAATACTATATGCTGATTTCTCTTATCTGGTAAGAAGTATCTCTCCCTGTATCCAGTTATGGTTTTTCCTAGCCTTTCTCCACCATCTAGTAGATAAATTTGAGACCATAGATCTATAAGTCCATTTGGTGCTGGAGTTCCAGTAAGGCCCACTACTCGTTTCATAAAGGGCCTTACCTTTTTTAAGGCTTTAAACCTTTGTGCTCTATGGGATTTAAAGCTGGATAGTTCATCTATTACCAACATGTCAAAGGGCCAATCCTTACCACATTTATCTACTAACCACTTCACATTTTCTCGGTTGATGATGTAAATATCAGCTTTAGTATATAAGGCATTAATTCTTTCTTTTTCCGTTCCTAAAACCTTAGATATTTTTAGATGTTTTAAATGATCCCATTTAGCTGCTTCTTCATCCCATGTGCTTTCCGCTACACGAAGAGGTGCTATAACTAATACTTTTGATACTTCAAAGTAATCAAACATCAATTCATCTATAGCTGTTAGTGTAATAACACTCTTGCCCATTCCCATATCCAGCAGTAATCCTGCTTTTTCTTTATCTAAAATCCACTGAGTAGCGTATTCTTGATAATCATAAGGCTTATATTTCAATCAACCACCTCCTGTAAAAATACATCTATTTTTTCATATGAATCTATTACATAAACTTTAAAGCTTAAGCTTTCCAGTTGCTCTTTTCTTTTTAATTGGAGAGGCCTTAAATTTTTCCCAGGTGCTTTTAGTTCTACAAAGTAGATTTTTCCTTTTGGTAGTAAAACTAATCTATCAGGCACACCTGCCATTCCTGGAGAGGTGAACTTAAGTGCAAGGCCACCTAAATCTTCTACCTCCCGTTTTAATCTAGCCTCTATTTTACTCTCTAAAATCTCAAACACTCCCCATTTCTTAAACAAGTATAAATCTTGTTAACAATCTTGTTAATCTCTACACTCCAGTATTTATAAGGCTTTTAGTAACTTTTAAAAGGTTTTCAATAAACAAGTAACAAGAATTTCCTATAGACTACTCTTAATTATAGAGATTAGGCATATACATATACCTATATATTCTTTATTTTATTTATCTATATATATAATCTTGTTTATCTTGTTAATAATATAAATTAAAGCCTTAATATAACTAGGGTAGGGGTGGTAAACAAGAATGGTAACAAGCCTAAATCTTGTTTAATCTTGTTTATCGCATCTAACATAAATTCTTTGTATTCCATAGAGAGGAACTTTGGCATTTCCTAATTTATTTCCAGTGTACTTTTCCCATCCATCAATCTTTCTCATTATTGCATTTATCTCATAAGAGTCTATCTTTCTCATGGCAGTAGCTTCTTTACCAAATAGCTCACACCAAATTTCCATGGTGCAGACTTGCTCTCTTCTTACAGTTCCTATAACATTATCGCTAAACTCATCACCACGAATAAAGCTTCTTCTTGCATATAAGTCCATATCATCCCAGTTCGTTGGAAGGAGCATATCTAAATATTCTCTAACTACTCCTTCTCTATCATCACTTTCTAAAGCATCCACTTGGGCTGCATTTGCTATTTTTTCAGCTTCATTACTTAATACTAAAGATTCACCTTTATGGTAATATTCCATTACTTCTGCCCAAATCTGGTCTACATCATCTATATCCCAAGGTTTTAATTTAGTATCTCCTGGAGTCTTAACTGGCCAAAACCTACGCCCACCAGTAATATCCCTTAAAAATCCTGCTTCTTGATTTGTGGTGCCTACAATAATACACTGTCTTGGATGGTCTTCTACTGAGTATCCATAACTTGCTCTAAACTTATCATCTTGCCTTGATAAAAAAGACTTTAATGTCTCTTCATCAATTTTTCTAATTCCAGCTAGTTCTCCAATTTCAAGTATCCAGTAACCTTGAAGTTTTTCCGCTGCAGTTTTATCTCTCATATCTGAGATGGAAAGAGAATCACTAAAAAACTTTCCTCCTAGCTTTGAAAACAAAGTACTCTTTCCTATTCCCTGTGGCCCATTTAAAACTAGAACTGTATCAAATTTAATTCCTGGATTCATGGTTCTTGCTACTGCTGCAACTAGTGTCTTTCTCGTTGCTTCTCTGGTGTAGATATTATCTTCTGCTCCTAGATATTTAACTAATAGGGTATCTACTCTTTTAACACCATCCCATTTTGGAAGATTTAATAGATACTCCTTTACTGGATGTCTAGACCTTTCAACGGCTACTTTTAATACAGCCTCCTTAAGCTTTCCTGGTGCATAAAGGTTATAGTTTAAATCAATATATCCAGCAAGAGATGCTTCATCAGTTTTATTCCACCCAGACTTTAACCTTTTCCAGGGAACATCTCCTTCTACATCAACACCTTCTCGAAGCTCGTTATAAAAAATACTGTTAAGTTGTGGATCATGTCTTATTATAAGAATTATATTGGTAAGAGTATTTTTAAGCTCTCCCTTATTATTAATTTCAAGGTTTACTTGCCAATCTTCCTCATTAAAATCCTCACTAGCTGAAGTCATCCTTTCACTAGCTATAGTCTTTTTAACCTCTAAATCCTCTCTAGCTAACTTCTGCATAGAAAGATAAGATGGCAGCTTATTTACAGGTGTTCCTTCCTTTGCCTCTTCATCTAATTCACCGAACTTATGAAGTCTTACAAGGTCAAAAGCATTACATAGTTTGCCACTAATGGGGTCGGTGCCATGGTGTGAATATGCAAAGTCTCCATTTTCATATATAACTAATCCACCTGCAGATGATCCTGGAATATATGTGTATCTATTAGAAGTTTCACAAGGTGAGTATATATCAGATAAAAACTTCTCAATTACATCAATGATAGAGTATGTCCTACAAAAGGCACCTACTACACCTGGCTTTTCTTTAGGATCTCCTTGTCTTTCTGCTAATCTCTTTCTATTCTCTTTAGTCCTTGAACTTTCAGGCCAATAGGAAGAGTCTCTCCAATCTTTATACCTTGCAAGTATTTCATCTGGATCTACCCATTCTTCATCTAATACTTTGAAAATAAACTCTCCATCAGAAGAAGTTGATGGCCAATACATCAATCTATGTGGCTCATAGGTGGTATCATCAAAGAAATCTATGCCTAAATCTGCTGCAATTCTTCTTGATACTGCTCCATATTCATCAGAAGTTACTGCCCTTTTTAGTGGAATAACAAGTCTTAATCTTGGAGCTTTAGGACTGTGACTGTGAGTAGAATACATTACACATCCATATCCAAACATGGTCTCAACTCCTGCCCATAAATCTCCCTTAACAAAGTCAGCATCAAGTGTTACAATTTGCCTCCAAACTACATTATCAGCTTTTCTTCTGCCTTCCTTTAAAGTTCCACCTACAAAACCACCTACATCTTTTATTTCATCTTTCTTCGATTTAGATAGCTTCTTGTATTCTTCATAGGTTTCATAAGTTCTTATGGTACTGCTTAATTTATCTACCAATTCCGACCATAGCATCTCTCGATTCTTCCAGTTCATTTCTTTTCTACTTCTACCTGTAGCAATGGTAAGAACTCCATCATGTTTAAGTTTAGGTTCCTTAAGCTTATATGGCTCTTGCATATTTACTCACCTCTTTCTTAAGTCCTTTCTTTGCTCCTTCTATATCTCCAGCTAATGCCTGACCTCGTAAGGTTTTAATGGTTTGTCTTGGGAGAATTCCTCTATAGTCTTTTAGAAGTTTTATAAACTTAATGGTTTCCCTATTCATCCAAAGGTTCACACCTTTCATTAAACCTTCTTACTATAATCCCTAGTGACTTAGCCCTTTCAATTTCATTAAGCATTCCCTCAGAGATTTTATCTCCAAAGGCCCATAGTTCATCACATATATTTAAAAGTTCAAGTCCCATATCTATTCCTGCGTTTCTTTCATCTTCATCCTCGTCATCTAAAAACTGAGTAAAGATGGTATGAGGTGCCAAGGGAATACCACCCTTGACATAGACATACCTTGAATAACCTATAGCTTTATTTATATTCCTTTTAACATCTCCCCTTAAGGGAGAACATACATAGATAATTGGTTTCACTAATATCACCTTCCTCTTTAGGTAGGTCGTATTTCATGACCCACCTAATCTTTTTTATAGTAATCACTCTCAAAGGCTTCAGCTCTTAATGGAAGTCCTGGGGCCCAAGGGATATCAAGTCCCATAATTCCCTCCACTTCTTCTAATGAACCATTATCCTTTGGAACATCTAGTATAACTTCATCATGAACATGAAATACAATCCTATATCCGTACTTTTCAAGCCTTAGCATAGATTCAGCTAAACAGTCCCTTGCTATGGCTTGTATAATATTCTCTGTTAATTTTCCTCCATAGGTGTCAATACGACCCCACTTCATCCCTTCTATACCTTCATAGGTCAATTTATCTTTATTAAATCTTTCATCTATTTCAATCCTGGGCCTTACATAGGCAAGGCTTCTGCCAGAGGGTAGTCTTATAAATAACACTCCTGATTTAAAGTAGAACCTAAGACCATATTGCATACTAACTACTGTTCTTTCCTTAACTGCTTTAATTGCAGCACTTTCTACATCCCACCAAAGTCTAACTATATTTGAATTGGACTTTCTCCAAGCAGATACAAGCTCAGGTAGTTCTTCTTCACTAAGTCCCATGTCTATTGCACCCATAGCCTTTAAGGCACCTTTACTTCCTCCATATCCAAGGGCCAACTCTGCAATCTTTCCTTTCTGTCTTAAGACGCTGCCCTTATGAATTTCTTCTACAGGAACTCCAAACATTTGAGATGCTGAAGCTTCATATATCTTTCCATGAGAATTAAACACATCCATTCTCCATTTCTCTCCTGCAAGCCAAGCTATAACTCTAGCTTCTATAGCACTAAAGTCTGCTACTATGAATCTTGAATTAGGAGAAGGTATAAAAGCTGTTCTAATAAGCTGAGATAGAACATCTGGTACTGAATCGAAGAGTAGTTCTAGTGTTTCATAATCTCCAGCTAGAAGAAGTTCCCTTGCTAAATCCAAATCACTCATATCATTTCTAGGAAGATTGTGAACTTGAACTAATCTTCCCGCCCATCTTCCAGTTCGATTTGCTCCATAAAACTGTAGTAATCCTCGTATTCTTTCATCCTTACACATGGCTCTTTCCATGGTTTCATATTTCTTAACTGAAGTCTTAGACATATCTTGCCTTAACTCTAAAACCCTTCTTGCTATAGGGTCATCAACTTCATCTAGTAACTCTGCTACTTTTGCTTTGGATAGACTTTTCACTTCAATACCATGTTTATCTTTAAGCCAAGTCTTTAGCTGGGCTGGGCTGTTAGGATTTTCAAGTTCTGTTAAATCTATAGCTTCGTCTACTAATTCCTTTTGGTAGATTTCATCGCAGTGTATTGCATTTTCTACTAATTCGTTATTCACTCTAACTCCATAATCATTAATTCTTTGGTCTAAAAACCATAGCTTTAATTCTTTATCTGTCATAGGGTAATTCTCTAATCTTTTACGAATAGACCTTTCCACTTCCACATCTTGCTTACAATATGCTTTGAATGTTTCCCACTTATTCTTATCATGATGAGGAAGATTTCTAGTTCTTCCCCCATTAGCTTTAGTAGGCTTACAGGGAATTGAGAAGTATCTAATTAGTGCTTTCCCTTCACTCATCTTTTGCTGTTCTAGATTTAAACACCTAGCCACACCTGCTAAACTGGTAGGAAGGCCTAAAGTTAATGCGTGGGCCATACTGCATCTCCACTGTTCTGGTGGCATTTCCTCTTTAAAATATTTTGATAAACAAGTTCTTTCAAACTGTGCATTAAAAGCTGTTTTAATTACTTTAGGATTAGTTATAGCTTCTACTACATCAGCTGGAACCTTTTCACCACTTGCTAAATCTATAACCTGTACTTCATCATCATCATAGGCATAACCAATGATTAGTATTTCAAAATCCTCTGCTTCAGTGTAGGCATAGACCCCAGATTTACCGAGGTCTACACTACTATAAGTTTCTATATCTATAGCTAATATTTTCATAAGGCATTATCCTAAAATATCATCAAAATCATCATCTATAGCTTCAAAATCATCTTCAGGTCTTGATATTCCACCTAAGGGCTCTCCATCCTCAAGCTTCTGAAGATTGTTTAATCCAAATGTAATTCCCTTTGCCCCATTAATGCTATATGGGAAACTGCTAATACTTGCTCTACCATAGCAGCCTGAATAAAATTCTGTTTGGTCTAATATAGGCTCTACATTTTTGTCTACAATACCTGGTTTTATCTTGCTGTTTACATTTATAAAGTAACTATTTTTATATGCTGGGTCATCTGGTTTGTCTAAATCTCCATCTCTTAATGGTCTTCTAAAATTTGAACCGCTGGTAAACTTTGAACCAAATCTTGATATTCCCTCTTTCTCGGCAGCTTCAATTGCCTTATTTATCTTTTCTAGTGTTTTCCTATCATTCTTTGGAATAATTAAGCTAACAGAATACTTAGGTTCACTTCCATTAACACTTTGTGGCTCCCACACATTTGCATAACTAAATCTAACTTTACCTGTAACTATTTTCATATTAAAATTCCTCCTTAAAATCTATTTCTGCACTGCTTCTTATAGCAGGTCTTTTATCTTCCTCTGGAACTAACTGAAGTTTCCCAGGAGGTTTGATTATTAAATCTCCTATGGTTTCTTCAAATACTTTCTTTCCTAATTTCTTTTCAAGTTTGGTAAGGCTTAGTAAAGATTTACTGAATATCTTTTCTTCTTCAAATCCTGCAGCAAGTAAAGCTTTGGCAACTTTATCTTCATTTGAATATCTCCTACTACTTCTGCCTTCCACCAGCTTAAATCCAGGCCACTCTTTGCCTTCATTTACTGCTTGGTTGAATGCATATGCTTCTACATCACTTGCCCATTTTTTTAGTTCATCTATTTGATTTAGTACTTCTAAAATTTCTACATCTGTTAATAATGCTGGTAGCTTAAAATCCATACAAGCTAGTTTTATGTTTTCATCTGCTCTAGCTCGACATATGGCTTTTACCTTACAGAACCTGCAATGCTCTCCTACCTTAAATTCACCTTCCCCCTTCCAAGCTTCATCAGCCTTTGGCTTTACTATTTTCTCTCCCCAATGTATAAGTTCTTCTACTTCCATTTCATCGCTGGAGATATTATCAAGTCTTGGTTGGATAATGGTCATTCTAACTTTCTGGGTATCATAGAGCATTCCAAATCCGTTAATTGCACCTAAGGCATATAGACGCATTTGGGGATTTCCTATTGCTGATACTGCTACTCCTTTGCCACCTTTTAAATCAATAACTTCAATAATTCCATCTGCAATAATGAGGACATCTCCTGTTCCAAATCCTTCTTTAACCCAAGGGCTGTAATCTAATCTTTCTTCTATTAGAATAAGTGAGTCATAAGTATTTGCCCTTGCTTCATTAATCTTTTCAATTACTGTATCTACATAAATCTCTACTGCTTTTTTTATTTCATCTGTATAAAAATCATTTTGCTTCATTTCTTTTAGTCTTTTATTGAACTCTGCCTTTGTAATATCATCTAGAAAAAGTTTAAGATGTAACTCTCCTAATCCATGCATAAAGGTTCCTTCCTTTGCATAAATGCTTGTATTATCTTCCACCTCTTCTTCCAGCCTTACACTAGGGCTGCACTTAAGCCATCTGTGAGCCGATGAAGCAGAGAGTAGGGCATGTTCTCCCATTACATCACCTCGACTTTCTCAAGTAATTCTGGGTATTTTTCTCTTGGTATATCACTTAGCTTCTTAACTCCAAATCCTGTAATAAGCTCTCTTACCTGTGCTTGCTTTCCAGCTTTAGACAGAGAAGCTAACTTTGCTCTGACTTCCTCTAAAGTTGGTAGATTGTCTTTCACCTTTTCTTTAGGTTCATTTCCTTCTACAGCTCCTGCTAAGGTTTCAATACTATCTGCAAGACTTCGTAGATCCTCCACCACATCTAGTGCCAGTTTGATTTTGCTCATTCTCTTCCTCTCCTTTCTCTAGTTCTAATAGACGTCTTGCCAGCCTTTTTGATACAATGCTCATGGCTGTAAGTACTCCTACCATTTCTTCATGAGTTTCTTTATTTGCTTGCATTTTTGCACCTCCTCTTTTTAAATAAAACCCTTCACTTATTAGCCAATGGGGAAGGTAGTTTGATAACCAGTTTTTAAAAACATTTTTTACCCCCTCACTTATTAGCCAACGAGCAAGGGGGTTTGATAACCAAAACTTATGAAAAATATTTTTTTATTTTATTAATAACTTTCTTATGCCTTTTAACAATGGCTGGCTGAGATACATTTTCTTCCTTTGCAATTTCACGAGTAGTCTTATTTTTATAATAAATGTCCTGTATAAGTTCTTGCTCTTTGCTATCTAACTCTTTTAAAGCTTCCTGCAAAATTAAAAGTATAGCCTTATCACATACAATATCTTCTACAGATTGCTTGTCTTGAAATGTAGCTCCATTCTCCATCAATCTTTCTATTGAATCTTCTTTGCTTGGAATGTATATAGGTCTACCTGTCTCTGGATCAATATCAATGCCACCAACTTTAACATCTTGTTCTAAATATCTGCGTCTTCTATCCATTTTGTAATATTCTTTATAAAGCTCTTCACTTACTTCTACTTGCTCTTTGCCAATTTTAATAAATTTTTTCATTATAATTCCTCCTTGGATTTTTAAAATTTGATGATAGGTAATAGCAATAGGTCTAATGTTTAGGTCAGGTTTAAAATTGCTGTTCAAGCTCTTTATTACTGGTGAAAAATGACTATTTACACAGGCAAGTCCTAAAAAAAGACAAAAAAATAGCCAGACTGAAATGCAATGTCCGAGAATTTAATCTCTACACATTTGCATTTCAATCCGGCTATCTAGCAGCTCACTAGGGATTGTTTCTTATTTAATTTATGAAGCTTCTTGCTTTTTCTTTAAATATATTGAATTGCAGGTTTTTCTTATTCTTTTTATTGTAATTGAATCTACATAAGGCCCAATGATTTCCTCAATATTAATTAAGGTTGGCCCTTTATTACCACGAGCTTTAGCTGATATGATAAGTGAATCCTCTTCAATCAAAACCTTAAACAACAACCTATTGGTTTTATCCTCATCTCTAACTTCTTCTAATAACAT